TATGAATGATGGTGATTGGTGTGAAAGCTGTTCAGCATTAATTGAAGATCACGAAGGTAATTGGACTATCAAATATCATTAATTGTAATATTTTAGCCTTATAAATAGTTATATGGAAGAAAAGAAACCAGAAGACGGCCGATGGAATTGGTGGGGAGAAACAGAGGAAGAAGATGGCAACACTGACGACGAATAAAAACTTTTTAAGTCCAGTAGGGTTCCAATTTAAGATTGATAGCTCTACATATCCTAATGTAGAATACTTTTGTACTGCTGTTACGCTTCCTGATATATCAGTGGCAGAAGCTGCAGTTCCATATAAATCCGTAAATTTTGCAGTAACTGGTGACAGAATAAATTTTAGTAGTCTTGCAATAAGGTTTAACATTACCGAAAATATGGAAAATTATATCGAGATGTTTAACTGGATGCATAGACTTGTATCTAATCCAGAAGATACTTCTGATGCAACACTCAGTATTTTATCATCACATAATAACGTAACAAAAGAAATTATATTTAAGGATTGTTTTCCTACTAACCTATCATCAGTAGAATTCTCTACACAACAAACTGAAATTGAATACTTACAGGCTGATGCGACATTGAAATATACTACGTTTGAAATAAAATAACACTTTACATTTACAGCAAAATGTGATATAATAGTATATTATTAGCAGGATTTATGATGAATACATTAGAAAAAATACATGATATGTGGAAAAAAGATGCACCCATTGATGACATGCGTCTTGATGAATCTTCCAGAGAATCAGCAAAATTACACGCCAAATACTTGGAAATCCATAGTGTAAATAAAATCAAATTAAAGAAACTAGAATTAGACTTTAAGGTTATCCTTAGAGATAAATTCATGCACTATAACGGTAAATTATCCAAAGAAGAAATGGATGAAAAAGGATGGAATTATGATCCACTTAATGGACTAACCGTTCTTAAAGGTGATATGGATAAGTGGTACGATGCTGACCCTCTCATACAAGAACACCAAGCCAAGATAGAATATCAAAAAGAAATATGTGATACCCTTAAAGAGATAATGGAAAATATTAAGTGGCGTCATCAGAATATAAAAAATATGATAGAGTGGAGAAAATTCACTAGTGGTATATAATAACTTTTTAACTAGCCTAGACCTTAAGAGAATATTTGCAATTAATCCTAAATGGGAAAGAGGAAAGACCATTAAGGATTCTCATGCTCGTGTAGTTGATACATATAATATTACACATAAGTTTGGTTGGCTAGATGAAAAAGTTGCCCAATTAGTTAAACAAAGAAATAAAGGATTTAGGTATAATATAAAATCTATAGAGGAAACTAAATTACTCAGATACCAACCTGGGGGTAAGTATGATTGGCATCAAGATGTTATTTGGGATAATCCACAACATAGAAAATTTACATATATAATACAACTATCAAATTCAAATGAATACAGTGGAGGAGATTTTCAATTTAGAGATGCCGATAATATCGACTTATCGGGATTACGTAATCGAGGCTCTATTATAATATTCCCATCAATAATGCACCATAGAATAACACCACTCACAAAAGGAACCAGATATTCAATCGTAGGTTGGGTTGTCGGACCACAATGGACTTAATAAAAATCAAGAAAAAGAATGAGGCGTTCCTAGAAATAGAAACGGAACCTTCTATTGAGCAGGAATTATCTGAGCACTTTTGTTTCTATGTCCCTGGATATAAATTCATGCCAGCATACAAAAACCGTATGTGGGATGGCAAGATAAGATTATACGACCTAAGAAAGAAAACCCTATATACTGGATTATTTAAATACCTAAAAGAATTTGCAGATGCGCGTTGTTATGACATTGAACTAGATAATAGTAAAGTTTATGGTATGCCAGGTGCAATGAATAAAGTGGACATTCCTTTATTTTTAAAAGAGGTTACACTTACAGCTGGTGGAGAAACAATAACACCTAGGGATTACCAATTAGAGGCACTAGAACACGCGCTCGTTAATAATCAATCACTTCTATTATCACCAACTGCATCAGGTAAATCACTTATCATATATTTAGCCATGAGGTTCTTTTTAGAGGCCACTGATAAAAGTGTCTTAATAGTAGTTCCCACAACATCCCTAGTAGAACAGATGTATTCGGACTTTGCCGACTACTCTCAGTTTGATGAATGGAATGCTCAAGATAATTGCCATAGAATATATGCTGGAAAGGAAAAATATAATATACCACAGAGAGTAATAATTACCACATGGCAGTCTATATATAAAATGAATCATCAGTGGTTTGAGCCATTTGGTATGGTTGTAGGTGATGAGGCACATCAGTTTAAGGCAAAGTCACTTACCTCTATCTTAGAAAAATGTTCCGATGCAAAGATACGAATGGGCACAACAGGCACATTGGATGGAACACAAACCCATCAGTTGGTATTAGAAGGACTGTTTGGGCCAGTGCATAAGGTAACTACAACAAAGAAATTGATGGATAGTAAAGACCTCGCGCAATTAGAAATTACAGTTTTACTTTTAAAATATGCTGATGAATTTTGTAGAGAAAAAAGAGATTATCAGGCTGAGATGGACTTTATTGTAAAATATGGCCCTCGTAATAATTTTATATCCAATCTTGCCATAGATTGTGATGGGAACACACTCATATTATTCCAATATGTCGATAAACACGGAAAACCTCTACATGACATGTTAACTAAAAAGATGAAAGATTCTGATAGAAGGTTATTTTATGTATCAGGAGAAACAGATGTTGACACCAGAGAGGAGATTAGAGCAATTACGGAGAAAGAAAATGATGCGATCATTGTTGCTAGTATGGGGACTTTTTCTACTGGGATTAATATTAAACGCCTACATAATATAGTATTTGCCAGTCCATCAAAATCTCAGATACGTGTACTACAGTCTATAGGTAGGGGTTTAAGAAAGTCCTCTGATGGTAGAAATACAAAGGTATACGATATAGCAGATGATTTACATTGGAAGTCCAGAAAGAATTACACATTACAGCATGCTGCAGAACGGATAAAAATATATTCAAAGGAACACTTTGACTACAAGCTATTTGATATAAATATATAATATGGAAAACTTAAATATTAGACAATTCAAATTAGTGAATGGAGAAACTATTATCGCCTTAATTAATACTGATAACAAGAGTAATTACTTGATAGAGAGACCTGTGATTGTTTACTCTAATATGATGGGCGGATACCAGTTTCATGACTGGTTCCCATTCTCACCTCAAAAGATGTTCACCTTACAGAAAGACAATATTGTGGGTGACGTGTCCATTATGGATGATATAAAGGCAACTTACGTTAAGTTTGCCCTTGCTCCTAGGCCCGTGCCACCTATTAAAACAGAAGAGGAAGTGCTAGAAAACCTTACTAAAAACATTATGGATAAATTGAACATTGTTGAAGAATATGAGGAAGAGTTTACAGAAACTAGCCTTGATACAGATAAGGAGACCATACATTAATTATGGTATACCTCTTCTCCCTCGGGGGTACTATATTATTATATACCATATAGCCGATTTTGTCAACCATTTTCTGTAAAAAAATTAAAATATTTTTGTTTACTTTTGAATGAAAACGTAGTATAATATACTTATTATGGAGGAAACCCAATATGGCCAAATTAAAGCCAAAAGAAAAACCACATTATGTAAATAACCGTGAGTTCTCAGAAGCCGTCTATGACTATGCACTAGCTAGTAAACAGGCTAAAGAGAAGAATAACCAAGTACCTAAGGTAACCGACTATATAGCTAAATGCTTTATTAAGATTGCCGAAGGTTTATCCCACAGACCTAACTTCGTTCGTTACACTTACAGAGAAGAAATGGTTATGGATGCCGTAGAAAATTGCCTAAGGGCCATAGGTAACTATAACATTGAAACTGCTACACGGACGGGTAAACCAAATGCATTTTCTTATTTTACACAAATATGCTACTTTGCATTTATCAGGCGTATCACTAAGGAAAAGAAACAGCAAGATATCAAATTTAAATTCATCGCGAAGATGGGTATTGAAGACTTTGTTGCCATGGGTATGGACGATGCAGGTGCTGAACAGACCCTACAGTATGTCGATACTTTAAGACAAAGAATATCTACTGTCCGAACCAAAGATGAAGCAATAAAGAAATTTGCAAAGGAGGAAAAAGCAAAAGAGAAGCTAGAACTCTTTATGTTATAAGTATGAAAGTTGCTATATTAAACGACACGCACTGTGGTGTGCGTAATTCTTCTGATATATTCCTAAAGTATCAGGAAAGATTTTATGAGGAAATATTCTTTCCCTATCTAAAAAAACACAATATCACAAATATCTTGCATCTAGGAGACTATTATGAGCATCGAAAATTTGTCAACTTTAAAGCTCTCAATGCTAATAGGAAGCATTTTCTTGAGCCTATGCGCGATTCAGGTATTACCATGGATATTATACCCGGAAATCATGACGTCTATTTTAAAAATACAAACGAATTGTGTTCCCTCAAAGAGCTGTTGGGTTACTTTACCAGCAATGTTAACATTATAATGAAACCAACCGTGCTGGACTATGATGGTCTGGGTGTTGCAGTAATACCGTGGATTAATAATGCTAATTATGAGGACTATACAAGGTTTGCTATGAAATGTGATGCTCCATTTTTAGGCGCACATCTGGAGTTAAAAGGTTTTGAAATGATGGCAGGAATGCCTAACCCTCATGGAATGAATGCCGATATATTTTCCAGATTTGAAATGGTTCTATCGGGTCACTTCCATACAAAATCAAGTAAAGGCAATGTCCACTATCTTGGTTCACAGATGGAATTTACATGGGCAGATGTTGATGACCCTAAGTATTTTCATGTATTGGATACAGATACCCGTGAGATAACACCAGTCCGCAATACAATCACCATGTTTAAAAAGATAATATATGACGATAGTAAGACTGATTACAATGATTTTGATTTTTCTGAGTATGAAAAGAAGTTTATCAAACTCATTGTTATAAATAAAAATGACTTATATATGTTTGATAAATTTGTAGACAGACTACAATCTATTGAAACATACGAACTCAAGATTGCAGAATCATTTGAGGAGTATTTGGGAGAAAGCGTAGATGACGAGAAAATATCCCTAGAAGATACTACAGAACTCTTAGATTCCTATGTTGAGGCAGTTGACACTGATCTGGATAAAGATCACTTAAAAATTGAATTGAGAAAGCTATATACTGAAGCACAGAATCTAGAGGTAGTATGATAAAATTTAAATCATGTAAGTGGAAGAATTTCCTATCCACTGGCGACGACTTTATTGAAATAAAACTTGACAAATCCCCCACCACACTCATAGTAGGCCAAAACGGCGCAGGTAAATCCACATTATTGGATGCATTATCTTTCGGCCTCTTTGGTAAACCCCATAGAGATATTGGTAAATATCAACTATTAAATTCTATTAATGGTAAAAAGGCATTGGTCGAAATAGAGTTTGATATTGGTAATGTTGAATTTAAAATTGTAAGAGGTATCAAACCTAATAAATTTGAAATTTGGCAGAATGGCAATATGATTAATCAGTCTTCCAATGTAAGAGATTATCAAAAGTTCCTAGAGAGCAATATATTAAAACTAAATCATAAATCATTCCATCAAGTAGTGGTATTGGGTTCCAGTTCTTTTATTCCATTTATGCAATTACCAGCATGGTCACGTAGAAATGTAATAGAAGACCTATTGGATATCCAAATATTTTCCAAGATGAATATGCTATTAAGGGAAAGAAATACTAAAATCAGAGACGAGCTGGTGGATATAAACCATCAGATTGACTTGTATAAGACCAAGATTGATTCACAGTCCAAGTATATTAATGATTTACAATCTTTAAACAAGGATATAATTGATCAGAAGAAAGTATCATTGGAAGACCATAAAGGAGAAATATCCAAACTGTTTGAAGATTCCAAAAGGGTCGGTAAAAACCTTAGCACATTACTTACCCAAGGGGAAAAAGAGCACAGCATATTCTTGGAAAAAATGGCAGACATCAAAGGTGCAAGGGCAAGTCAAGATAATAAAATAAAAGCCCTAGTAAAGGATGCTAGATTCTTTGAAGACAATGACACATGTCCTACGTGTGAACAAGATATTACAATCGACATCAAGAATCAGAGATTGAACGTATTAAAAAAGGATGCTGCAGAAGTACAGGCTGAAATTGACCTAACCAAGAAAGAGATATTGACCACAGAAAAAATGGGCCATGAGGTTAAGGATAAATTAAATCAACTAAGACAGAGACAGCAAAGAATCAATTCAAATAATGATAAAATATCTGTCATACAAAAAGAAGTAGACAAAATTCAAAAAGAGATAACTAAATTATCTGGCCAGTCTGGCGATATAAAAAGTGCAAAGAAGGACTTGGCAAAGTTTAGGGATTCTAAGGATATATCAACAGAGAAGAAATTAAAGTTTGTAGAGGAAAGAACCTACAACGAAGTCATAGGGGAGATGCTTAAGGATACTGGTATCAAGACGAAAGTTATCAAACAATATTTACCAGTGATGAATCGTCTGATTAACCAGTATCTGCAAGTGTTGGACTTCTTTGTTGCCTTCCACTTAGATGAAAACTTTAATGAAACCATCAGGTCAAGGCATCGTGATACATTTAACTATGCATCCTTCTCCGAGGGAGAAAAGCAAAGAATTGACCTATCCTTATTATTTACATGGAGGCAGATTGCAAAAATGAAAAACTCTGCCGCTACAAATCTACTGGTACTAGATGAAACATTTGATTCTAGTCTGGATGTGGATGGTGTAGATAATTTAACCAAAATATTGGATACGCTAGATGCAGATTCCAATGTCTTTATCATATCACATAAGGGCGATGTACTTGAGAACAAGTTCCGTAGCAAGATAGAGTTCTTCAAAGACCGTAACTTTAGCAAGATTAGATGACCGAATTGTAACATTTGGACACAAAAAAACGAAAAAAGTTACATAATTGTAACAAAAAAGTGTTGACAAATGGTATTGTTTGTGATATGATATACATATAAAGTCAAGATAAGGAGAAAATATGCAGAATTCCTCACTACTACCCAAACTTCTGGCAAAGGAGAATGTTACTGTCCGACATGGTAATTATTCAACTGCCTGGTTTGATATCAAAGACCGCGTGTTAGGACTTCCTCTATGGGAAGATATGCACAAAGATGTTTATGATTTATTTGTTGGGCATGAAGTAGGACATGCATTGGAGACTCCATTTGAAGGATGGCATGATAGTCCAGAAAAACTGGCAGGATGCCCAAGGTCTTATATCAATGTTATTGAAGATGCCAGAATCGAGAGAAAAATACAAGGCAGATATCCTGGCCTAGTTGGTTGTTTCCACAGAGGATACAAACAGTTACTGGATAGAGAATTCTTTGGACCACTTACAGATTTGGATTGGGATAAAATCAAGTTAATTGATAAAATTAACCTAAAGACTAAATTAGGCAGTAAGTTGGAAGTACCTTTCAATGCAGAAGAAGAGGTTTTCCTTAACAGGTCACTTACCAATGAAACCTTTGATGAGGTACTTCAATTAGTCAAAGACATCCTTGCATACACAAAAGAAAATACCCCAGAGTTAATTCAGAAACCAGAACCCCAAGTTGATTCAGATGATGATACAACCGACGATGTAGAACAAGATCCTACTAGTGGCGGCCACGATGATTACGAATCGGGCGAAGAAACCGAAGAGTCAGAACAACCTTCCGGCCCGAGTGATGAAGAATCAGAAGAGGATTTACCAGAAGGCGATATGTCAGTAAAGGCAGAAACGCCAAAATATTCAGAAGAAGATGTTTCGGTAACGGATCTTGCATTCAGAGAGGCCGAAAAATCTTTGGTAGAAGGTAATGAAGACGGCCAACCTTGCTACTTTGATGACGTTGGTAAAGAATTTATTGAAAAGGCAGTAATACCTTATTCAAAATTAACAGCTGCCAGAAAGGGGTTTGCAGCCTCTCAGGATGAGGATAGAGATTACTACAGGCCTGCTGCTAAAGGTAATGTAAACAGTACCGAATTTAAGGCTTATATGAAAACCTTAAAGAAGAACGTATCATTTGCGGTACGTGAATTTGAAATGAGGAAGTCTGCATACCAATATACTAGGGCACAAACTTCCAAAACAG